TGTTTCAGGTGTCACATCTGGAAATGTCATTTCATTCCCATCATACTCTGGTGAACCAGGATACACAAGAAACGTAATCACAAGTGTTGGTTCTTCCTTTGTTGATGTAGGTTCTCCTATTGGGGAGTCTGGTGAATCACTAAATGTGACCACTACTAACGTTTCAATCGCATTGACAGCAGCTGATGTATCAGCTGGAGTTACAACAGTATTCATTGACTCAATCGTTGGAATCATTACTGGAGACGTATTCACTGGAGCTGGTTTGGTTCAAGCGCCAGTCGTCAGTGTTGGAGGAACATTTGTCACACTCGACAAGGGTATCGAAGCCGAAGCTGGAGTTGGAGTCGCTGTCACATTTGATAGAGTTGGTCTTACGACTGATTCTGTTGTTGGTCAAGCAAGAATCGAATCGGTCGCAGTATCACCTGGAGCCGTAACACCAATCAATTATCAAGAGTTTAATACAGCAGCTTCCATCTTGGATTCTGACAATGTATATCTTCAGGATAATTCAGGTAATCCTACTGGTTTCACAGCTGGTATCGACGTTGCCACTTCAACTGACTGGTATGACTCACAAACCTTAGGTTTGACAAATTCAACAGTCTTCTGGAAGAACATCGCTCCTCGTCCTGTTGATAGTAACTACGTTACCTCAAGACAAGGTTCGAACGACTCACTTCACATTGTAGTTGTTGATGACACTGGAGATGTAACAGGTATTCAAGGCAATATCCTTGAGAAGAACATGTTCCTCTCGAAGGCACTTGACGCAACCGCCGATGGCGAGAATCCAACTAAGACCTACTATAAGGATTGGATTACTAACAGATCTGAGTATGTCTTCGCTGGTTACAACCCATCACAAGTAGCTGACACATACTGGAATACAGTTCCAGTTGCATCTGGTTTCTCAACAGATAATACTCCTGTCACAGTTGGTGATGGTCTGTGGGGTCTGGAAGCACAAGGAACCGATTATAGTGGACTTGGCAATGTAACTTACAACTTCACTGGTGGTGTTGACTATCAGGCAGATGGTGGAATGACCGCATTACTTGGTGATTTGGCTACTTCATACAGACTCTTCACTAATAAGGATGACGAGGAAGTTGATTACCTTATCATGGGTCCTGGTCTTTCGGCTGAAACTGATACACAGGCAAAGGCAAACCTCCTCATCTCACTGGCACAAGGAAGAAAGGATTGTGTAGCTACCATCTCACCACACAGAGATAACGTTGTCAACGTAACCAATTCAACAACGGCTACTAACAACGTTCTTGGATTCTACTCACCTATCTCATCTTCCTCATACGCGGTACTTGATTCGGGTTACAAGTACACCTTCGATAGATTCAACAATCAGTTCAGATATATCCCAACTAATGGTGATACAGCTGGATTGATGGTTAGAACTTCTATTGAGTCCTTCCCTTGGTTCTCACCAGCTGGTCTCCAAAGAGGTATCATTAACAATTCTATCAAGTTGGCCTACAACCCAGACAAGTCACAGAGAGACCTTCTGTATTCTTCAAGAATCAACCCCATCATCACTAAGAAGGGTGCTGGAACACTTCTGTTCGGTGATAAGACGGCTCTTGGATACGCCTCCGCGTTTGATAGAATCAACGTTAGAAGATTGTTCCTTACAGTCGAACAATCCCTGGAATCAGCATCTGAGTCAACTCTGTTTGAACTCAACGACGCTCAGACCAGAGCAAACTTCGTTAACATTGTTGAACCTTATCTCCGTGATGTTCAGGCGAAGAGAGGAATCTATGACTTCCTCGTTGTTTGTGACGAAACAAACAACACTCCTGATATTATTGATAACAATGAATTTAGAGCTGACATCTTCTTACAACCAGCTAAGTCGATTAACTTCATCACTCTGACCTTTGTTGCTACTAGAACTGGAATTGATTTCAGTGAAGTAGTTGGCACGGTTTGATTATATTAAATAATACTAGGAGGACCTAACAATGGCAGAAACAAGAACACTTTCGGAATTTAAATCAAGATTGGCTGGCGGCGGTGCCCGCCCCAATCTGTTTGAAGTATCGATTCCTTCCTTCCCCTCTTCCATCTCGGAAGCTTGGGGACCTGGAATCCAGGACGAGAACGGCACCTTTAATTTCTTATGTAAAGCAGCTAATCTACCTGCTTCAACAGTAGCATCTTTCAATGTTCCTTTCAGAGGAAGAAACTTGAAGGTAGCTGGTGATAGAACATTCGCACCTTGGACAGTCACCATCATCAATGATGAGGACTTCAAACTCAGAACTGCGTTTGAAAGATGGTCTAATGTACTTAGTAAGTTGGATGACGCTACTGGTGTTACCAACCCTACCTCATACATGACTGATGCTTATGTTCAACAACTTGGCAGAGGAGCTCAAAGATTCTCCACTACTAATGAAGGTGGACAGTCAGCCGTACTGAGAACTTACAAGTTCTATGACATCTTCCCAACTAACATCAGCGAGATTGCATTGAGTTATGACACTGGTGATACACTCGAAACATTTGATGTTGAGTTCCAAGTTCAGTACTTCACAGTAGGTGACTCACTCCAGTCCAATGGTGGAGCCGCAGGTGAGGTTCAGATAAGTTGATAAATAACTAGAAGACAATTTCTAGTTACAAATATAATGGCTGCGAGATTATTTGGATTCTCAATTGAAGATAGCGAAAAGACCCCGCCCGGTCTAGTGTCTCCCGTTCCTCCGTCTAATGCGGATGCGAACGAGCACTATGTATCGAGCGGGTTTTTTGGTTCGTATGTAGATATTGAAGGAGTCTATAAAACTGAAAATGATTTAATTAGAAGATATCGTCAAATGGCACTCTACCCTGAGTGTGATAGTGCGATTGAAGATATTGTAAACGAAGCTATCGTTTCTGATACTAATGACTCACCTGTAGAGATTGAACTTTCTAATCTGAACGCTAGTGATGGCATTAAAAAGAAAGTAAGAGAAGAGTTTAAGTATATTCTAGAACTCCTCGACTTTGATAAGAAGTCACACGAGATTTTCCGTAACTGGTACATTGACGGAAGAATCTACTACCATAAGGTTATTGATACCAAGAATCCCACAGAGGGTATTCAAGAACTGAGATATATTGACGCAGCTAAGATGCGTTATATCCGTAAGTTGAAGCAGAAAGGAAAAGATAGTGTAAATCAACTTGCTAGAACTTTTGATAGAGACAATCCTGAAACCTATGAGTTTCCAGAGATTGAAGAGTTCTTCATCTACAACCCTGGACACGGGGCAGGTTCTGGTTCAAGCGGATATGCAGCTAACTCGGCATCCAAGGGTGTCAAGATGACTCGTGATTCTGTCACCTATTGCACCTCTGGTTTGGTAGACAGAAACAAGGGATCAACTCTGTCCTGGTTACACAAGGCTATCAAACCTCTGAACCAGTTGATGATGATTGAGGATTCCCTCGTTATCTATCGTCTGTCAAGAGCACCAGAAAGAAGAATCTTCTACATTGACGTTGGTAACCTTCCTAAAATGAAGGCGGAACAATATCTCCGTGATGTGATGCAGAGATATAGAAATAAACTTGTCTATGATGCAAATACTGGTGAAATCAGAGACGATAAGAAGTTTATGTCGATGATGGAAGACTTCTGGCTTCCTCGTCGTGAAGGTGGTCGTGGTACTGAAATTACCACACTACCTGGTGGACAGAACCTAGGTGAGATCACTGATATCAACTACTTTCAGAAAAAACTCTATCGTTCACTGAACGTACCAGAGACCAGACTTCAAGGTGAAGGTGGTTTCTCTCTTGGAAGATCCTCTGAGATTATGAGAGATGAAATTAAGTTCTCCAAGTTTGTTGGTAGAATGAGAAAGAGATTCTCTGCCATGTTCAACGACATGTTGAGAACACAACTCCTTCTCAAAAATGTCATCACTCCAGAAGATTGGGAGTATATGGCTGATCATATTCAGTATGACTTCCTGTATGACAACCATTTTGCTGAACTGAAAGATGCTGAACTTCTCCGCGAGAGAGTCACATTGGCTATGGAAGTTGAGCAATTTGTTGGCAAGTATTACTCCACTGATTATGTAAGACGTAAGATCTTACGTCAGACTGATGAGGAAATCATCGAACAAGATGAACTCATCAAAGATGAAATCGAAAGTGGTGCTATCCCAGACCCAGCTATGATGGCAATGGGTGACCCAGCTGCCATGGGTGGTGATGCTGCTATGGGTTCACCAACTGGACCAGATGCTGCACCACTTGACCCACCAGCCCCCGAACCAGATGAAACACCAGCAGGTTCTAGAAGGAATCCTGAGGGTGGCATTATCTAAATACACATAAAACGAGACTAAACCATGGAAGAATTAATGGATTTGCTTGTGACTGATGAATCTCCATCACAGACAAGTGACAAAATTAAAGACATTCTGTTTGCAAAAACAGCAGAAAAGATCAACGCTATCAGACCAAATGTAGCTGCTTCTGTATTCGACGAACCAACATTGGAAATTGAAGATGAAGTAGAAGTTGAGGCTGAGCTTGAGATTGATCAAGAAGTTGATACTGAAGAATAATAAATACTGAATAGGACTATTAAAACAAAAAATAATGACTGCTCTAAAACCGGTAGGTGTTAATACTACATTCGCTACCAGTACTACATCGGCTCAATCAGTCAATATCCTCCAACAGAGTGATTCGATTCGTGTAGTTGCTGAAGGTGCAGGGGTTCACGTTGCTATTGGAACTAATCCAACTGCAACTGTTGACAATTTTTATGTTGGAGTTCAAGACGATCAACAAATTAGTCTTGGTCCTGTCAGATCACAAAGAGTTGTTGGTGTTACCACTGGTACAACCACAATCATTGATTTTCCTGAGGGAACTGGAAGTCCTTTTGAGATTGGTGATGCTGTATCACTGACAGTAACTGGTCAAAGTAACTTTGATTTTGCACACAAGATTGTGTCAAGTATTGACACATCTGCTGGTGTTCATGGTTATTTCGCCACCAGATTGACAGTTGATCACGATTCATCAAGTGTAACAGATGCATTTGAAAGTGTTGAAGCAACACTGAGAAGATCCATCAGAGTAGCGTGTAAAACCAATGCTGGCACTGGCACAGTATTCATCCAACAAGTACAAGTTTCCTGAATAGAACAATGAAACTAATTAGAGAAGAAATCGAATCAGTTGATTTTATCGTTGAAGAAAAGAACGGTAAAAAGAATATGTTCATTGAGGGAATCTTTTTACAAGGTGACCTTCAGAACAGAAATGGAAGGATGTATCCAATGGCTACCTTGAGAAAGGAAGTACAAAGATACAATGAGAACCACATCCAAACCGGGAGGGCACTTGGAGAACTCGGACATCCAGAAGGCCCAACTGTTAATCTGGATCGCGTCTCTCACAAAATTGTTTCGCTCAAGGAGAACGGAACCAATTTTATTGGTAAAGCAAAAATCTTATCAACTCCGATGGGTAAGATTGCGGAGTCTCTCATTAGCGAAGGAGTTAAACTTGGTGTTTCTTCTAGAGGCATCGGATCACTCAGAGCAACAAGAGAAGGAGTAAATATTGTTGGTGACGACTTCCTGTTATCAACAGCAGCTGATATCGTCGCTGACCCTTCCGCACCTGATGCTTTTGTTGAAGGTATCATGGAAGGAAAAGAGTGGGTTTGGGATGGTGGAATCCTTAGGGAAGCCACGGCCCGTAAAACCTACAAACAGATTAATACCCTTGTCACACAGGGGCAACTTGATGAAAAGAAACTTGATCTTTTCAACGATTTTCTGAATAATCTGTAAATCGTATCAATTTATAAATAAATATAGATTAAATTAATAAGGTTAATCGGAGTAATTCAAATGTCTCGTGGAGATTTACAAGAAATGGAGCAGTCAAAGACAGCTGTGAACGCGAACGCTAAACCTGCAGAGGCCATGCCGAAGCTTTCCAACCCTGGTGAGGGTCAGTCAGTATCCTATGAGGATCTTGGTGGACCTACCCCAGAGAACTACAGCCCAACTAACGATTCAGCTAAGCTCAAAGAGCCTAAGATCAAGACCGTTAGTGACGTTGTAAACAAGGGAGCTAAGAAGGCTGATCCAATGGATTCCTCTAAGAAAGGTACCTACGGCGAAGAAGCTGAGGTAGAAGAGGAAGTCCTCGAAGAAGAGGAAGTCCAAGAGACAGTAGCCGAACAGGAAGTTGACATCGAAGAAGATGTTAACGCACTCCTGGGTGGTGAGGAACTCTCCGAAGAGTTCAGAGAAAAGGCTAAGATGATTTTCGAAGCCGCTCTGACATCCAAAATTAAGGAGATCCAAGAAGAACTCGAAGGTCAGTTTGAAGCTAAACTGGCTGAAGAGAAAGAGACCATGAAAGAAGAACTGGTCTCAAGAGTTGATTCGTATCTTGAGTACGTCGCTGAAGAGTGGATGACTGAGAACGAATTAGCAATCGAGCACGGTCTGAAGACCGAGATGACTGAATCATTCCTCTCTGGAATGAAGAGTCTTTTTGAAGATCATTATGTAACTATCCCTGAAGAGAAATATGATGTGCTTGAGAGCATGGTAGACAAACTTGATGAAATGGAAACAAAACTCAACGAGCAGATTGAGAAGAACATCGGACTGAACCAGCGTTTGGCTGAGTCAGTTTCCGACAATATTCTTGAGTCCGTTTCTGAGGGTCTCGCGACCACCCAGAAAGAGAAGCTCGCTTCACTTGCCGAAAGTGTAGAGTTTGAAAGTGAAGACGAATATCGTGAAAAGTTGGAGACTCTGAAGGAGTCATACTTCTCCAAGTCACCAGCACCAGCTAAAGCAGCAGTAGCAAAACAGGAAACCCTTTCTGAGGGTGTTGACACCACTTCCGCTCCTACTAAGGGTGGAATGGACGCATACCTGAGAGCACTGGGTAGCTTCAGCAAATCCTGAATTTAACATTAAATCAAACGTAAACATTACAAAGGTAAAAGCAAATGTTCCAATCCGAACATCTGCAGGAAAAGTGGAGTCCACTTCTCGACTATGAAGGTGTAGATCCTATCAAGGACGCCCATAGAAGAGCTGTCACCGCTGTCCTGCTCGAAAACCAAGAAAAATTCCTCCGTGAGGAGCAAGCATTTGGCTCAGGTCTGAGCCTGATGGAAACCCCAACCAACGCCGCTAACGCCGCTGGTGCTTCAGGTGGTTTCGGAGCTGACTCACCAGCCGCTGGTCCAACCGCCGGTTTCGACCCTGTTCTGATCTCTCTGATCAGACGTTCAATGCCTAACCTGGTCGCTTATGACCTGGCTGGCGTTCAGCCAATGAACGGACCAACTGGACTCATCTTCGCGATGAGATCACGTTACACCGATCAGTCTGGCAC